TTGATTTCGTATTGAATTGATTTATGAAATGACCGCACATTATACAATATCCGTTCCATATCCTACCAAATTCATCCGTCTTAAGGGTGGCTAAGGTGTCAATAACGGTAAAGGTTTTCTCATTGTCCATTTGGGTCACCGTTCCTATAACGCACTACTAAGTAAGCGAATACGATAAGCATAACCATGGTTAAACCTTGTTGAAGTATCAAACTTGGACTATGAATATGAAAGGCGTAGAAGAACCAAGAGGTATTGCATATTAGTAAAATAGCAGTAGTCACTAAACTGAACTCTTTGGTTGATTTCATTGCAAGCATCTTTTTAATTTGGGGTATCCATGAAGTAAGTGAAAAGAACGATATTCCTATCATAAAGGCTTCTACATTCATTTATCCTCACCTACTGACACTTCATCAATATCTTCATCATAATCCATAGAGTGTATTAAAAGTATGAGACAACCAATTAGTTCTTCAATGCGGGTATCAAAGGTTACATCACGACCCCTTAAAATAGAACCAAGTATATCATCAATGCGAACTTTAATTTGGGCCGTAGCATTCACCTTACTGAATACCCCTAACGGCTGTATATCAGCATTCTCATTATTCTTAATTCGTTCAAGCAATTGCTTTTCGATATCCTTAATGATTGATTTAATTCCCTTCTGCGTTATCGCTAATTTTTTCGTCATCTATAATCATTCTCCCTTCTTTGTATGTTACTATTCGACCATGATTTTCCTTTAAGTGTATTATCATCATTTGATAACTCGCTATTGCATAGTTACAATGACCGCATACCCAAGCGGTTACATCAGGCGCTTTCCCTATTCGGGGCCATCTGGTCACGCTGTACCTCCGGCACTTGAGTTGAGTTCTTCTAATACAGCATAGAAGGCTACCTTGAATTCAGGGTCAGCATTATCGAGTCCAATATGGTCTTCAGGCCAATCAGCGCATAGTATAACCGCATTCACTACGGTTTGGGCTAATGTCCATTGACCAAGTAGCCGCCCGTTTTCATCAATCTCATGTATCTCCATAGTAGCCCTTATTCCACAGAATAAGTCATGTAGTAAATTAAAGGTAGCAGATACATGTTCACCGTATTCAGTTACAACCTCTTTTTGAATATGTTCATGTAGTATGGCCTTACGCAATAACCTCATATCCCATTTGGATATGGCTTCACGCAATGGCAGTTTATCGGTCATAGTATCACCTTATGGGCTTAACACCCAACGGACTTTGTTATCAAGTCACTGGGATGATAATCCCGTGAGTATATCAATAGCCGTGTTACAGTCAATCAACTTATCAGCAAGAGCATTCTGCTCAAGGACTAAGATATCAATATGAGTAGTATTTTCAAGCATTTTATCAGTAACTTCACCGACTAACTTGATTAGGGCTTCAACCGCAATCTGAATTGGCTTGGATATAATAGGCGTCTTCTCTTGAACCCTATTTCCAGTTAGTTCTTCAATAATGGCATCAGCCCGTTGATATTCATCCATTACCTCTTCTACGGGTATTCTGACGGTAGGCTTGCGTATGTTGGTATTGGGTAAATCACGCGTTCCATATGGTTTGACGAGTTTTGGCTTTCGGGTCGCCACTGTATAGGGCTTTGAAGAAGGTAACCATTCAATAAATGACCCACCCCGCTTACCCTTAGACTTACGGTATTGCTTACAGTCAAGAACCCAATTATAAATACCGTTATATGACCATGGACGAGTTTCACCATCGTCATAAATATAATGAGGCATATTGAATGCTATTTGCTTTGCACTATCTCCTCGTTTGACTCCATCCCAAATAATACGATAATCTAAATCAGCAATTGATTTGATACGGGGGCTGCCGTCCTGGTTTCTTTTAATACTATTCTTCATTATTTTCCGTCTCCTAATAACTAAATTACCCTCGACCTATTTACCTATCAAGGTTTGCGTCACAAAAGTAGAAGTAGTTATTACTGTTAGTTGATTTGATGGAGATAGCAAGGTGGAATACGGAAAAGGTGCTTCCAAGTGTCATAGGTTTAGATATCATAGGTTATACTGCTTCTAACCCAGATTCAAATTGGTTTATACTTAGGGAGGGTAGAATCTTGATTATGATAGCGACTCCTAAACAGACTCAATTAGTTAATAATAAGAACCAGTTGGCCGAGTTATTGGGCAATACTGAAGTCTGACCAACCCATAGGGGTATTCATATGGGGGGATTTTTCTCGGGTAGCAGGAAGCGTTCGCGGGAAGGTAACACTCCTGTAGAATCAAAGGCGGTATCCTTTGAATCATTTTCTCCTGACTTACTTAGTAAAGCACTAACCTCAAACGGGGCAGATGTCATCCAATCCTCAATGGGTGGACAGGCTCAAACCGCTCGTCCTCATGTTGACCCTCATATGATACGGGATATTGCTAAACGCTCAGAAGTAGTGGATGCGGTGCTGCGTAGGATAGTCGAGGATGTAATGGGCACGGGGTATGAGTTCATCCCTATAGACCCTGAAAAGAGACGCTCTAATAAGCAACTAAAAATACTTGAAGGTTTCTTCAGTAAGCCAAATAGTGATGATATCGGTGATGAATGGATTGAGAACATTATTTATGACTTAGCCTTATTCAACGACGCCTATATTGAACTTGATGGTAACGCCGACTATAACCAAGGTAAGAATGATTGGATATTCGGGGGTGACCTACAAGGAGTATGGCATGTAGACGCAGCAACTATGAGTATCTACCCTTACAATCAATTACCTGAACCCCCTCATATGGCCTACTGTCAAAAGGTCAAAGGGATTGAACGCAAGTTCGCAAAAAATAAGATTATTCACTTAAGTAAGTTTCGTCGTGGCCGACTATATGGAACATCACCCTTAGCCTCTTTGCTGACGGTATTAGCGGGGCATTTATACTTGACTGAATATACTGCTAAATTATTTAGCGGCAATATACCCAAGACCTTAGTGAATGTGGGAGACCTTTCCTCTAAGGAAATGAATACTATGCTCAACTTAATTGAGGGTCAAATATCTCAAGCAACTACCCCATACGGTATGCTGGTGCTTAACGCTGGTGAAGGCTTTGAGGTCAATCGGCTACTTGATGGAACTAAGGAGGCTCAAACCCTTGAGATGCTTTATTATTTCAGAGAGCAAATATGTTCCGTATTCGGCATACCCCCTATGAAGTTAGGTTGGGTTCAAACGGGCAAGATGAGTAACCCTGAACAGCAATTAGATACTTGGTATGATGTAGTAGAAAGTATTCATGTAAGGCTTGAGAAGGTAATTAACAACCATATACTACCACTCATAAAGGTCAATAAGTGGAAGTTCAAGTTTAAGACTATTAGACCAGGACGAGATGACATCAAATCTCAAACGGTTATGAATAATGCTAACGCTATTATGAACCTACGCCAAGAAATGGTCATAACTGTAAATGAAAGTAGGGGTATGATTGGATTACCTCCTATTGAAGAGGATTTCGCTGATGACCCGTTATTCCGTTCACCCCGACTACCCCCACTCTATCAACAAAGCACTGAAGTAACAGGACCTGTAGATGGTAATGATGACGACGACGATGATGTCATTATCCCGGATGAGGATGATGACCTCGCGGATATTCAAGAAGCCCCGTGGTCATACGGTAAGCCTAAAAAGCCAAAGAAGCCAAAGAAAAAACCAATGAATAAAGGTGAAGAAGAATGAAGAAAGTTCAAAATGATAAGTCTTTTAACGACCGTTTAGTAAGTAAAACTGTCATCCCAGCCATATATCTATGGCTATTAGCATCTGGCGCAGTAGTCGCTATGGGTATATGGAAACCTGATGTAGTTCTTGAGAACCTTGACGGGTTTATCGCTCTTATAGCAATCATTAGTGGGGTAGCCGCACCAGCACTATCCACCGTTCTTCGTATGTGGGAAAATGAGCAGCAGATTGAAATTGATAATATACCCAACGATATGAACCTACAACGGGAACTTGAAGCCGTAGGTGTAGAGCATCAACAGTTCGTAGATAAATTGGAACAAGTACATCGTCAGAACTTGGAGACCCTTGACCAGGAACATCAACATAGCGTGGAAAAGCATACAGAAGGCTTAATCGCTAACCTAAAACCAATCATTCCTATCGGGGATGAAGAATGAGTGGCTCAGGTGGAATACAGATTGACCTACTTCTAACTGATAGAAGCCTTCGTAAGTGGAAGAAAGCGATGGGGGCTATGAGTGGAATTAAGATGAACCGTATCATTGCTAATGAAACAGGTAAGTTAGCCAAGCAAATGGAAATCTTCGCCAAAGGTAAAGTTCCCGTTGATACCGGAAGATTACGGGCGTCAATACAAGCCCGTAGGCTTGGAACGGTTAAAAGTGGAGTATCATATACTATTGTAGCCACTGCCCCTTATGCTTCGGATGTTGAATATGGAACAAGTAAACAACGGTCGCAACCATATATGAGACCCGCTTATAGGCAATATCAAGGTCAATTAAAGACAAGGCTTGGTCGTTCAATAAAAGAACAATGGAGCAAGTCAGTAAGGTGACATTTGAAGTATGACCTACACATACGAATAGTCATGAGCGAAGTAGATACGGATGTTTTTACTACACGGCCAGAGGCATTGGCCAGAGCAGATGAACTTGAATGCAGTGGCACCCACAGTATGGATAATGATGGTGAAACCTACTATATGCCTTGCGCAACTCACCTACAATATGAAGAGGCTTCTGATGAGACTAAAGGTCCATGGAAGAAACCTAAAAAGAACTTCATTAACCTTAACGAGAAGAAATACGACAACATCAATTTCAAGCCTACCCCCGCTATGGCGGCTGAAGGTAAGCGTGGCCTTGATTGGCGCAAAGAATTCAACCGTGGTGGAACTATGGTTGGAGTAGCGAGAGGTCAGCAACTAAAGAACCGTGAAACTCTTTCACCTTCTACGGTGGTCCGAATGTATTCATACCTTCGTCGTCATACCGTTGATAAGAAAGGTGAGGGCTTCAGTCCTGGCGAAAAAGGATACCCATCAGCAGGTAGAATCGCATGGGCACTATGGGGCGGAGACCCTGCCTTGACTTGGGCTACTACACGCCGTAACCAAATGGAGCGTGAAGATGAAAAGAAGTCTACACCCGAAGAAGAGCCTACTTATGTATTTGATGTTAAGTTCAACGCAGGGGCATTTACTTACAAAGCGGCAGATGATGAAACCAACGATATTATTATTGAAGGACCCGTAAGTAGTTCATCTGTTGACCGTGACGGAGATATTGTTGACCCTAATGCGGTAATGGCTGCTTGGCCATCTTATAAGAAAAACCCAATCATTCGCTTTAATCATGGCCGTGAAGGTATTGGAGTTATGACTGAAGTTAAGATGGGCGAGGATGCCGACGGTAATCCTATGCCTATTGGTAAGGCTTTGATTGACGGTGATGAAAAGTCTATCGTCAATAAAATCAAGAAGGGTATTTACCGTTCATTTAGTATAGGGTTCAGGGTTGAAGCCAAAGAGGCTGTAAAAGATGGTGATGTAACGCGTCTTAAGTTTACAAAAATTGATTGGGTTGAAACATCAGTAGTAGATATCCCGTCAAATCGTAATGCAATTTTTAGTGTTGTGAAAACACCTTCAAATGGTATTTTCAGCAAATATCTTGCAGAAAGTGACCAAACCTTGACATACGACGACATCATGGCATTGAATAGAACCGGAACGGGGAATACTACTATGAGCGAAGAAATTATTTTGGAACAAGACGAAGCCGTAGCCGCAATTCTTGACTCTCAGCAAGAGAAGATTCAACTAAACAAATCAGAAGTTGATGGACTTAAGGCTGAGTTGGAAGAACTGCGTGTTTGGAAGGCAGCAAAAGATGAATTAGAATTGGCCGCACAAGTTAAGGCTGCTGAAGAGGCTAAGGTCGCTTCCGCAACCGCTGAACTAAGTAAGGCTCACTCTGAAGAACTAAACCTTCTACGAGCAGAACTCGCTTCGGCCCAAACTTTGGCTGACGAAATACCTTCAAGAGCACCTGAGCGAAAATCAATGATTGATACCTCAGCCGTGACTCATTCCCCTGCCTACCCCAACGGCCTAACAGCCCTTGAAGTAGTATCAGGTCAACAAAACAAAACTCCAGGAACCGTTCTCGGTGAACTATGGCTGATGGATAAATTGGCTGATAAAATTAAGGGGAACGAATACTGAGGTGAATAATATGGCTAATAAATACGGTGAAGAAATCTACAGCAAAGCATTACTCGAAGTCAAGGCAGCCCTTACTGGTCATCAGGCCGGACAAGGGTCTGAATTCCTACCGACTGAGACGGCAAACGAAATTATCAATTTGGTCTACGACCGTAATTGGGCTCGTCAAGCCTTCCAATCAATCAACCTACGAAGGGAAACTCTTAAAATTCCTAAGTTGACTGGTTCAATTACTTTCCACGGACGAACCTTGGCTGACGCCGACGGAACTGAAGCGAGCGAAAGCCGTCACACCTCCTCTGAAATCACACTTACCATCAAGACACTCATTGCGAATGTCCCTATTGGAAACAGAGTGGTTGCTTACGGGGTTGAAGGACTTCTACCAGTTATTCGTTCTGACTTGGCTACTCGCCTCGCTTTCATTGAAGAGGCTTGCTTCGTCAACGGCGACGAGACTGTAAGCAACGCTTATGCTGATAACCTAAACGGTGCTTGGCATACAACTGATAACACTGCTGGAGTCAACTTGACTAACAATACGCACCTACTTCAGTTCAACGGCCTACGAAAACTTCGTTCGGCTACTGATGTCGCAGGTGGAGGAGCAAACCTTTCGTTGGCTATGATTCGTCAAGCCATTACTAACCTTGGGCTTCACGGAACTGACCGCACTCAACTCATTCTATTGATTGGAAAAGAGACTGAAGCGGACCTTCTTGGATGGACTGAACTTCAAACTGTTGATAAATACGGTCCACAAGCAACAATCCATACTGGTGAAATCGGTAAAATCTACGGTATCACAGTAATCAGCACGGTTCAAATTCCGACCAACCTTGACGCAACTGGAGTCGTTCCTGCTGCCCACAACGGACTTTTAACCTGCGCTATGCTACTTCATAAGGCAAGTCCAATGATTGGTAATCCGTCAGTTCAAACCCGAGCCTTCAGTGTTGGCTACGAAGATGAGCCTAAGAAAGACCGATTCTGCCTCATTCCAAGAGAAGATATCGCATTCAATGTTCGTTACCCTGATGCCCTCTGCCTAATTGAAAACCTCACTTACTGAGGTTGATTTGGTGTGGCTGACTATACAACCCGAACCTTAGTTGAGGGTCGGCTTGGAGTTCCAGCATTTACGGCTACTACAGTGCCCTCCTCTTCTGAGGTTGATACCCTGATTACTCAGTATTCAGCCTTCGCAGATGAAGTCAACGAGTTAGCAAAAGAGTGGGCTCAAGCG